CAGCATGTTTTGACGGCCGGACTCTTCCCCGGCCAAGATCCCCGCGGGGGCTCCAAACATCTCAGACATGAGTGCCTCCGATTCCGTTTTGGATCAGGTAAGCTTGCAGCCACGGCGGCATCGAGGCGGCGGAGTTGCCTTGCCCCGTCAGTCCGTAGCCGATGGATGCCAGACTGCTGCCTGCGAGACTGTTGCCAGCTTGCACGCCGCCCAGGCCTGTCTGGTAGCCGGCGGCTGGACTGAACCCAACGCCTGCTGCCGGCCCCAGCGCCTGGATGCGGTCGTTCTGGAACTTCAGCGCAGCATTCGCAGCCGCCGTAGCAGCCATGCCGCCAGGGTTCTGACTACTCGCACGAGCTGCGTTCGCTTGCGCCAGTTTGAACCCAGGATCCTTGTCCAGGTTGCCAGAGATCGTCTGCTTCAGCGCATCCCCTGCCATTGCAGTGCCACCGCTGGCAGTCCAGGGAGACGAGCCGGCGATTGATTGATTGGCGAGTTGCTTCATCGCATTCGCTTGATTCATTCCGTAGATGCCGGAGCCAAGACTCGACAGGGCCTTGGTGGCCGCCAGCCAGTTCATCGAGCCATCCGACTGAAGCATACCGAAGCTTTTCAGCAGGCTATCCCAGCCACTCGCGCCGCTGCCGCCGAGGGCGGAGCTTGCTAGGGTTCCAGCAGGCAACGCCTCGCCCATGCCGGGGGCAGCGGAAAGATTCGCGATAAATTGCCCGAGAGGATCAGCACCTGCCGCGGCCGCCCCTCCGCCGACTAGCTCCGGCGCAAAGGCGGCTGAGAATTCCGGAAACATCTCCGCGCCCAGGGCCGCCGTACCGAGAGTATCACCGCCTGCTCCGCCGATCAGCGTCCCGACGCCCTCGCCCAAGCTGCTCATACTTCCCAGCGCCCCTGACAGAAAGGGAGCGGCGAACATCCCAGCGCCTGCCAAAAAAGGAATAGCCATCATTTCTCTCCCGCCGACAGAAGAAGCTCCGTGTGTGCCAAAAATTGGACGCCCTTGCGCGTCGAAGTTCAAATCAAACCCTGTGTTGCCCGGGCCTGCGTAGCTGCCTGACCAGGTATTCCCCCCGGTGCGCTCGCCGTAGTTGGACTTCAGCAACTTCCCAGTGTCCTTGTTGATGAAGCCGGAAGTCCAGCGGCCCTGGTTCGGATCATCTTCTCCGTAGCCGCTGAAGGATTGCGCTCCCACATTGTCCATGCCGAGGCCGCCGACTTCATACGCGCCCACGGTTCCGCCGGGAGCGACTCCCGCCCAGCTCGGGCGCTCTGCCTTGTCACTCCATCCGAGTTGTCCGAGACTCGTGATTCCGCTGGCGGCGAGGTCAGTCGCCATCGCCTGCGCACTGGTTCGCGGGTCGAGGCCGCCCGACCAGTTTCCCAGTCCCGCCAGCTGCTGTTCCGCGATTTGCTGGTATAAAAAGTCCGTCTGAGAAAGCCCCGCTGAGGGGTCCCAGGTTGCGTAAGAAGTTGTCATAGTTGCTCCAAGGGATTAGGTTTAATCTATTAACTCAGCGGGCCGACGGAAGTCGCCGATAGGGTAGCTGCGCCAACGGTGAAATTTGCAAAAGTAGATCCATCTCCAATTTGCAAAACTAAAGGGTGTGTTAAGCGGCCAGCTGCTACAACAATAGGAAGGGTAAAACTGACAGAAAGTGCGGTGGAATCCGGAGGAGCGCCAACTGTAGTCCCCCCAATGCTGACACTACTTGTAGCATCCCAGATGCGAACACCAAAAGCTCTGTCACTCGTACTCGCATCATAAAGACAAATCATGTTGACTATAAAATTATAATCCCCTGCAACAGATATCGTGACCGTGCCGTTAGTTAAGTTATGCGAAATTCCCGCGGCGTTAGAATAAGCAGCTGCGTTGTAACTAACAATAGAAGTAAAACCTCCACCCAGCGCTCCAATACTCGTGCCAGTGGTTTTTACAATTCCCCCGACTTGTTGAATACCGGGGATGGAGGCTGTCCAAGTTCCGTCATTACGAAGAAACTTTGTAGTGTCTCCCGTTGGCACAGGGATTGTGTAGGCTCCCCATGTAAAGTCACCGGAGCAATTAAGCAACTTAGTGTAGATCTGCTTCCAGCGAAGGGAGGCGGTGCCCAACTGCGACTGGTTATCAGTCAACGGCTGAAGTCCCGGCGTCCCACTAGCTACGTCAAAGGTCTGTAGAACTGACGTAGCCCACTCTGCGCTAAAGGTTTGCTTAGCCGTCCAGGTATTAGCAGCACCTAAAGAAATGCCAGCTGGGGGCGTAGCCCAAGTTCCGTCATTGCGAAGAAATGTAGTTGTACTGCCGGCAGGCGGCGGGATCGCTGTAGGATTAACCGTGCCCCACTTAAAATTACCTGTGATGTCAGCATCTTGAGAATAAACACTTATCCAGCGAAGACTCGGAGTACCCAGGGTTGATTGTCCTGTTACTTTCGCCGCAAGTCCGCCGCCGCCGCCTGCGACAAACAAGTATCCATCGGACTCCAAACCGCCGTTAAAAGTCTGCTTGGCTGTCCAAGTATTAGCTACATCAAGCGAAACGCCGCCTGCCGGCGTAGCCCATGTTCCATCGTTACGAAGGAAGGTGGTGGTAGAGCCCGTCGGAGCCGGGATAGCTGCCGGATTGGTTGTACCCCATTTAAACGTACCTGTGATATCCAGGTCCTGAAACCAGCCCTTTAACCAGCGAAGGAGGGAAGTTCCAAGCGCACTTATTATATTCGTCTTCGGAGCTAATTGGCCACCGCTGCCTGCGACGAAAGTATAGCCATCGGATTCTAAGCCGCCTGAAAATGTTTGTTTGGCTGTCCAAGTATTAGCTACATCTAATGACACACCCGTGCCAGTTGGCGCTGCCCATGTTCCGTCATTCCGAAGGAAAGTGGTAGTGCCGCCTGTCGGCTTGGGAATCGTGAGCGAGTTCCAGACAAGGTTCTCGCCCAGCGTCAGGTTCTTCGTGACCGTGTTCAGCCAACGGAAGGCTGGGTCGCCGCTTTCATAGGTGTCCGTCGCACTGGGCACAAAACCGTAGCCCGCGACTGACCCGCAGGAGGGAGTGCGAAGGTCTGCGTTAAAGGTCTGGATGGCCGTCCACGTGTTTGCTACGTCTAACTGCGCTCCCGTAGTATCCGGAGGCACTGCCCAGGTACCATCATTTCGCAAATATGTAGTTGTAGCTCCGGCGGGCACGGGAATTGTGTAAGCGCCCCATTTAAAGGTTCCCGCGAGATCCAAATCTTGGCCATAAACTCCTAACCAACGCAGGCCTGGAGTACCAAGGGTTGAAACCAAAGTTACTTTAGGAGCAATACCCCCACCAGCGCCCGCTATAAAAACAAAACCAGCGGTCTCAAGAAGGTCAAAGTTATTCGGGCCTGTCCAATGATTGTCCGTCGCTAGCCCTCCCGCGCCTACGTCAGCCGCGGTTAAAGTAACAACTCCCGTCTTGGTGTTGACGCTGATGACGGAACCACTCCCCGCGCCGCCGGTGCCTACGTTCGCGCTGAAGTCAACAAACCACCGCAGCCAAACGGGATTGAAGATCGCCTTCCCTGTCGTCTCCTCTACGATGACAGGCAAGGCCCAGGTCGGCGGCGGTTGAAACACTCCAGCCATTACAGTGTTCCTAAGTCAAGTTGCAACTCAATCGCCTGGAGACGTAAGCGCGTGTCTGCCTGGTGGCGAATGTGGACAACCCTGCGCATGAAGGTGCCACAGTTCATCAACACTGGCTTCTTCACGCTCATATCCACGTAGCGGAAACTGGACCACTTGTCCGCCGCGTAGTCGGAATCGTTCACGCGCACTTGAAGAACACTCCCAGCCGTCTGGTCGCCGATGAACTCCATCTGGTTGAGTTGTTTCCGCCGCCGAACTCCCCCGTCGAAGTTTGGCGCGTAGAGGTCCACTGTGATCAGCTCGCCATCATCATTGAGGTACTCAGCGCCCATCAAATACAACTGGCCGTTGGATTCATGCTGAAGAATCCGCGCGGTGCCGGCATAGAAAGTGGAACTGACATACTTAAAATAGTTCCCGTCCACGTCCGTCCACTGGCTCCACAGGCGATCTGTCAGGTCATAGACCAGCGTCAGGTTGGTGTTCTTGAGCGTCAGGATGTAGAAGCGATGGCCTTCATACTTGATGCCCATGGAATAGATTGCGCTGAAATCCGCCTCACCCAGCAACCGCTCGATTGCTTTGGTGGAAACAATTGTCACCTTGAGGTTGTCGACGAGGATTACTTGAACCGCCGAGGAGCGATTGGTCGCGAGCCAGATCAACATTCCGTCGATTTCCTGCACGGAGTCGGCGGAGACGCAGCCGTAGTTGAGCTTCGCTCCTTGCACTGGCCCCAAGGGAGAAGCGCCGACGGGGTTCTGCGCGTCGTAGAAAACTTCCACAGACCACTCTTTCAGCGCCAGGACGTAGACGAGCTGCTTGGCGAGATAGACTCCTTGATCAGGTTCAATCTGCGCGCCGATCACGTTAAGCACGTCAGTCCACAGGTCCGGACGATTCATCCCTGGCGCGCTATCACTGCCGTGAATATAGGCCGTTGGAGACATGACGTAGGTAGTTCCGTCAAGATACGCCCAACCTTTGACTGCCGGCACTGGAAAGTTGCTGGTGGTGGTGGCAGTCCCCGTACCAGTGCCAGGGCCAGTGGCGACAAAGCTGATTCCAACGGTGTTAGCTGACGCCCCGATCAGGGTGAAGTCGGTCGTGCCTACGCTAGCGATGACGTAGGTTACTCCGGTTGTGAAGTCGCCGGCGGTCACTGTCGCCGTCGTTGTCAGCGGAACTAGGCCGTTGACAGGATCGTAGTTATACGACGCAACTCCATTCCCTAGCTGCAACCGAGGCGTGCTACCCAAAGAAGAGCAGAAGCGATAAACTCCACCGGTGCCATCGACAGTGCCCAGGGGAGTTCCGACAGGATTTGCGCCAGCGCTGTAACTATACAGGGTAGTTCCGAAAACTGCATAGATGATTCCTTGCCAGTTGTAGACGCCGCGCCCGGCGCCCGTCTGCGTGTCGCCAACTTGCAGCAGACCCGGGCGTTTGTAAATCCAATACTCGGACTCATTGTTGGAGCTGCGCTCCATGTAGCCATTGACCAGCTTGGCGTCTTTGTCAGTCGACTCATCCCGGTTCTCGGGCTGGAGGACTAGTGGCAGTCGCTTGGGCAGAGCGACCGAATCAGCTTGCGGCATTATCGAAACCCTCCGCCGTAGGTCATGCCGCGATTGTCAGGCGCAAATCGGGTCGGTGCATCTTCAACGTCCCAGTCTTCCAGCATCGTGCGGTAGGCCAGGGCACGTTGCTGGCAACGATCCATGATTGCTTGGGGCTGGCCCGTAGCGAGTTCGTCAGCCAGACCCCAGCGCAAGGCAATCCGCCACTCGGCGGGGAAGTTCATTGTCTCCTGAAGGCTGATGAAATTTGTCACCTGGCGTTGGAGAAGCAAGTGCGCCTGGCCCTGGGCGGCGGTGGCGTCAGGGATCAGCCAGAAAAACACACTCAACAGCGTTTGCTGCTTGTCGACGAAGTATGAGTTGAGCTGCCCGGTTTGCGTCACCTGGCTGAGCCGGACGTAATCATTCCAGCTCATGGGAGTGAGGGGCCGCCGAATCTGGTTCACGTCCACGTAGTACGCCTCAATCACGCGAAGAGGCTTAGGCATCGACACGCCTCCCGCAGGGCCGAGCGTATAGGTCCCCTGGCCGGCGATCAACGTCACCGCGAGGTCTTCCAGTAACCAGAGCTTCAGCCCCTGCGTCTGCCAGAGGTTGATCAAATCCCCAAGCTTCCGCATTCCCATGACGAGTTGCTCGGAGTTGGCAGACTGGCCTTCCTGCAGCAAGCCTGCGTCGAAGTACGCATCATTGATGATCGCCAAAGGCGTGTTAGTAGCAGGTGCAGTCACGTTAAAATCCTTGGTTGAGTTACCATTTACACTTTATTCCTAACGCTCCCCCATCAACTTCCGCGTTCAGCGTTGAAGGGTTCGCTGGATCGAGGCTTCTCAGGCTCGGGGACTGCTGGTTCCAGTGGGGGGAAACTGTCGGTCGGCAACTTAGGCGGAAGGACTCC